GTTCCGACAGACGTAAGATGGCTTGGTGGGTTCTGAGCCAGTGAATAAAGCTCTTTAACAATTCTGTTTTCAAGTGTGAAATATCTTCGGAATCCAAATAGATTCTCGATATATTCGGCAGGTTCGGACCAGTATACCTCAGTACCGACACCTCCTGGTTGACGCATTGAGCAGAACTTTTGTTGGGTTTCTTCTCGTTTTTTGGCAACATCTGGGAACATCTCACTTAAGCGTTTAGAAGCTTCCTGAATATCCTCAAGGTTTTTATTAAGAGTCTCAGCTTGCTTCCTTTCCTGACCGCCATACATCCAAGCAAAGTCAGTATTCTTTACACGTACATACTCATCTACATCCTTGATTATTTCTTGAGCATTCTCACCATGCCAGACTTCAGCCATGATCTTATGGAACTTGAATTCTCCATATTCTCGTTTGGACTCAATCAGGGCATTGGTTAGATTATCATCCCCATAGATGGCTGCTAAGATGACGACTTCAAATGCCTCAAAGTCGCCTCCGTCAAGTACTTCACCATCTGCTGACATTCTGAAAAGATTGCGGATGGTAGGAGTTCTGGGTATACCTTGGGGATTGATGGATTCCCTTGCTGCTTCATCTCCTCCTCCAGCCATTCGATTCGACTTAGTTCCGATGATTTTAAAATCCGGATGGAATCTTCCAGATACAGTATAGAGGTACTTGAGTTTCTCAACAATATCCAGTCTTTTTTCCGCAGAGCGTGCCTTGCTAACCTTTTCAGCAGCCTTTGATAAGTCAGGAGATCCTGATCGTATAAGATTCTCGAGGACGGCTTTTGATGTATTAGTAATCTCAGGTTTTTCAATGTCAGTAGCGTGTGTAAGTAAGTAGCGTTTGGCATTGTTAGGAGATCGCGGAGCAATCTCTTTTTCGTCTTCGTATTTAGTAATAGCATTACTTGGATCATTGAGTTGAAATCCTCTCCATCTGGAATTAGCGATGGCTATAGTAAGATTACTATCAATGTCGCCTGGTGTGGGCTTGTCAAATTTTGAATATAGCTTAGACAGCAGTTCAACATCCCGAGCAGCATAGTGCCGAGCGGTTGAGTTATTAGACCATACACCTATATGATAATAGATATGACAATACCAGTCAGATCCATAGGGCCGCCATGAAACTTCATCAGGCATACGTTCTTTAGGTATTACAAACTCACCCTTTCCCTCACCAAGGACTTCCTGACATAAGGCTTCTAATGAGGTACTTGGTCTGAAGCGTAGGACTATATCACTGAAATCGCCGTCAGTACCGTCGGTGCTGACTACATCCCAGCGATAACCAAGTGTAGATTTTGCAAAGTGGATTGCTGAGATATCAATGTTATTCTTGAGTATATCAGCAAGTGGGTAGGCTAATACTGTAGGCACTTTACGTATGCGTATATCCTTACGGGACATAGCAGTCTGGTATTTATCCCGTCGTGCTATGAGCATAAGATCACAGGCATTAGGTGGTTTAAGTACCCACTTATTGCAATATGGCTCAATGGTCTTAACACTTTCTGGAGATGGAGATGAATCAATAACACCTCCATAATCCCGTAAAGCTCGTAAGATATTATATATCTTAACGATGTGGAACCAATCAAAAGCTAGGTTGAATCCTACAATATTATACCGAGTCAATTCCTCAATGAGCATGAGAGTCTTATTGACAGGTTCCTTGAAGATCTCATGCAGGTATATTGGACCACTAGTGGTACCATCGTCGTCAGCATACTGATATTGTAGGAGGACCATAGGTCCTGTAAATCCGCATGTCTCAGTGTCTAGGTATATTATACTCATGGAAGTTTCGCCCCGGTTGACTTATCTGACTTACGTAACTTACAGATGTAGTCAAGGATGAGACAATATATCATAACAACAGCTATCCCAATAGCAAGTGGTGGTGGATTATATTCTATAAAATATAAGTAGACTATAATGGTGATTGCATACACGAAAATACTATGCATGTTCACAGCCTCCATAGAAGAAGTGATGTCTATCATGCTTAATATACTTATGAATTCTAGACGTTGTATCCAACCCAGTGTATATTGATGAATCAGTATCAAACTCTAGGTTGACCTCATCAACATCGGAATCTATAATGATGAATGAACCATCAATAGGGCCTCCATAGAATTCAATAACTACTTCGCGTTGGTTCATGGCGTTGGCTCGTTGAATTGCTTGTAGTAATTCCATAGATCCAATTCACCGCTGGTAAAAAACTCATTATCTTCAGGAGTTTCCCCTGCGGGAAGTCGTTCCTTTTTATAATTAAGGTGAGGTTGTAAAGCATCACTGATTTGATACATCAGTATTACGGTCTCATCCTCTGTGTAAAAATGTTTATCCCCTGAGGCTGAGGCCCTGCGGGACTTACGAAACTCTGCATTGCAATATGAGCACTCCTGTTCAAAAGAGAATACCGGCAGTGTGCATTTTGGGCAGTGATGGGTCACTCTGGCGATTAGAATTCTCATTTAGCTGTCTCTCATAATGGATTATAAAGTATTTAGCAGCCTGCATTGGTGTATAGTTACTTGATATGTACTCATTAATACCATGAGAAACCCAGTAAATGTTTTTATACTGGGACAATGATAAGTAACTATTTTCTTTTTTCTTTGGCATTATCAATTGCCATGCTTCCCTCCACTTTTCTGGTATTTCACTTATGTGAGCGGGAAAATCTATATCAGCATTATTTCTTAAGTATGCACGCAGGGCACGAGCAGTACGAGTGATGTTATCAGTATATATACTACATGTAGTATATGTAGTATATATACTACATGTACTACCCATCACCTGAACAAGATCATCCTCAAACAGATGACAGGATGCTGGAGAAATACTTAAGATGCTGAATGGTAATGCAATGTTCATTAGTTAAGCTTTTGCCATCTGTGGGAATGACGAGGATAGATGCTCATATTATTATCCCCATGAACAATGATGCTTTGACCATCCTTGCGAGAATGCTTATTGGGTGGAAGAACGGCTACTACCATATAAGTCCCAATCATGTTTTTGGAATAACTATCTTGTTCCCCAATGTATCGGAGAATTGATCCAATCTCAAAGGGTGCCGGTTCCAGAGTGATGGTGGTAGATTCCTGAATTTGTTCTGCAGTCATCTTAGGACTTCCTTATGATACATAACTCAACATTGTCTTGTCCAACGCAGACAAAACTTCCCCCATCGTTAGGGATTGAAGTGTTCGTTTCTTCTGTAGATTATCCAAGATATATTCATCAATGGGTAAGTGGATGAGATCAATGATGTTGGCAGACTCACCCATTCCAATACGATGAATACGATCTTCAGATTGGATTCTGTTTTCAGCATTGAAAGAATTACTATAATACACAATGGTATCACTAGCATGTAGCGTAATTCCCATGCTTGCACTATCAGCAGTAGCAACAAAGGCTATAGGTACATCTAGATCCTTACTTTGAAACTGTTCCTGTGTTGGATTGGTACTAGTGATACGGAAGGAACCTGTATCATAGCCTTTCCATCGGCTAGTGGTGCCGCTGGTGGTACCAGTGGTACCACTACTCAAAATTACATTCCAGCCATTATCAACACATAGATCCTTGACTTTTTCTGCAGATGCTATGAAACCTGTATAGATAACTATACGATACTTATCATTACTTAAAAAGTTATTCAGTATATCAAGAAGTGCGTCATCCTTTGGACACTTGAATAACTGAGTTCGCTTGTCAGATGGTATACTTTCTATGTAGTCTGTGATACCATCGCCAGTGTCATCGGTGCTGTTATATCTAAACCCATCAGATATCTGACGGATCTTTGTCATTGCTTCAACGACTGTAGTTGAATTTTCAGTAATGAGCCTAGCCAAGGACAGTATGTCGTTGGTGCAGCCTGTGCGGAGTCTGGTATACGTTTTAGGTGGAAGATCAAGGCAGTCAATTTTTCGTTTGATCAGTGTGATTGGTTTAAGACGTTTATACAATCTAGTGATTTCGTCTGACTTCCACTGATTAATAACCAGATACTGGCCACCATATTGACCAGCCTCTGTTTGAGTATCAGCAAGAGACCTTAAAAGTTTCCTGGGGGAATTCTCCCTAAGAAGACCAGGGAAAACTATTTCACTTTGAGCCCACCAATCTGTGGGATTTTTAGGACTGGGAGAACCAGACATTAGGACTATGTATCCGTCCCAGCCCCACTGGTTGAATTGGTGGGCTTCGATCTGTGCAAGAACCTTGGTTCTGCTTGCATTGATGTTCTTGAACTTTGTTGACTCATCAACAATGAGCACCTGGGGTGGGGATGATTTTCGTGCAATTCTCTTGAGAGCCTGCACAGAAGAAGGAACAAAGGTTATATGATAACCTGTATAGTTCCACTTCTTAATCTCATAACGCCAAGCCATCAACGCTGAATGAGGAGCAATGATCCATACATCACCGAGTAACTGTCCTATTTTCTCGAGATGCTCAATTAGTTTAAGGATTACTAAGGATTTTCCAAGGCCCATTTCATACCCGATTAATGCTCGATGAGTATGAAGGATGAACTGTAGCATCTCATACTGATGTTTCATGAGCATGCTAGTGTTACTAGTGTTACTAGTGTTACTAGTGTTATCTATAAGATTATTATAATATTCTTTAGCCCGTCTATAAAGAAAGTTTATACCCCCCGGTGCATCAGGGTGCAGTGAACCAGGCATTTCGCCGTTAGTGAACAGTCCGAATAAGACTTGATTTCGTCTGCTGGTGCCGGCACCATTGGTGCCAGCCACTGTCCAAGTTTTAGACTCAGGACGCCATCTTGCTTTTTCAAGTTGGCGTACCATATCTAGCAACTGTTTGTTGTAGGGAAACCTCAATTCTAGGAAGGGCATACCGGAATTCATGTACGGCATAACTTCCACAGACACCTTTGTGCTGTGTGAACAGGTATAACTAGGTGGTAGGATGAAGTCTATGTTGTTCATAAAACTGTAACTCAGGTTTCCCTGAGTTACAGTGTATACAGTGTATACACTGTATACACTGTATACACTATATTTCATTCCTCTCACCCGGCAAAGTCGGGTAAGTAAAATGAGGAATGGGGAACAATAAATCCTTAACAGTTACTTGGGGATCATACTCCTGAAACCGTCTTAGGGAATAGTGTTCCGGGTCGATCTCATGTAGCAATCCCTTCATGAAATTTAGGGTGATTTTTGGCCAGCCACGCTTAGCATCTTCATCCATGTTTTCCCAGAATTGGAGTGGAAGATGGTCGATGAGGTAATCAACATGCTCGAAGATGCGTTTGAATGCCGGTGACTTTGGATGATTCTCATACAAGGTACTGATGTATGAGTATAGTAACAGTAGTAGGGGATCATCCGTAAGACTTCGAGTCCATAAATATACGGATTCTACGTTACGATTCAGTCTAATAGGATTCATTCTGAGGAACAGGTAATATGCTGATTGCATAGAATAAGCCCGTTCTTTGTTTCGTAGAATACGTGCGCAGTGCTCGAAGTTATTGAAGGGGATGAAAGTTAAAAAAGGATATAAATTGTATTCCATAATAGATATACTTATGTAATAGATATACTTATGTAATAGATATACTTATGTAATAGATATACTTATGTATTACCGTTCAAAGTCGTCCTGTGTCTCAGGTGCACTGGGTACACTGGGTACACTGGGTGTACCCGTCCCTTGAAAAGCTTCAACATCAGGCTTGATATGTTCGAGGAACTCTGCTTTACTTTCAAACTTACTATCAAGTTCCGTAATCAATGCAGGTGTAGAGACTTTATTAGTAATGTACCACTGAAAGTTCTTGCGTGAAACAAGCTGTGAAACCAATTTGAATCCCTGTCCCTGCTCATCAGGGAGAAAAGAATTCTGTCGATTGGTCTTAGCAAACAGGAATGTTGCACACATATGCAGTTCAGGAAGATACAGCAGCCATTTCGGACCGTGGATATACTGATTCATTTCATCAGATACCCTTGAGAGATCCTTTTGTCTGATGTCCTTAAAGGCTTGTGAGTTTGGATCACTGGTGGAAGCGATCAGTGAGCCACTCTGGATATGCATAGCAAAGGGTTGCCATACAATGGGAACTACAGAAATCTCAGCGAATCCCTCCTTAGGTGCTTTACCAGTGAGTTTAGAAATGGGTGTGTTATCATTATACAGGTAAAACTCACCAGGTCGTACCAGCTGATCCTGCACAGGTTTAGACATAAACTGTGCTAGGACGATGATAGGAGTCAAACCACCACCCTGAGTAGTGTCTTTGAATAGTTCTAATTCTGTTTCTTTATCGGTTTTATTGAAAATATCAAGTTCCGTGTTTGTCATTTAAGTGCCTCTGCAAGTTCCTGACTATCCTCAGTGAGAATATCCGTGGACTTATTCTTGGGAAGCAACTGTTTCAGGACTCGATTACCAGGATCTTGCTCATCCTTTTCGCGTTCCTTAGCCAGCCGCTTCTCAGCTTTCTCACGTTCCCGAACCTCATGCTCTTGAAGTTGCTGTTTCAGACTTTCATCATCAAGGCACAAGGCATAACGGATACCATCATAGTATCCCATCTTGTATTCGGGTGAATCTAGATTTACAGCCTCAGGGTTGACGTCTTTGATCTGCTTATATTGCTGCTCGAATACAGGAAGCAGTTCAGTTTTCTTGCGAATCTTAGCTCGAGGTTGAAAGGTAGGGCCATTGCCGGCACCAGTGCCGCGAGAGGACTGATTTCTTCTGATTTCACGAAGACGATCACTGACCTTTGTCATGAAATCCTCAGTCTTGAGATTCTGAGCATCGTCGATGTAGGCTTCCTGCTCCTCTATGGGGAGTCTAGCAATGTAGATTAGGTTGGACAGCTTGATATGTCCCTGGTTTGCGAGTTCCTGAACCCGCTCGTGAGAGTTAGCAATCTTCAATTGAGATTGAATCCAGCTTACGCTCATATTGAAACGGTCTGACCAGTATTCCAGTGATTTTTCAGGATGCTCGAATACAAGTACGCGAATCTGCTTCGCATACTCTGCAGGTTTAGTTTCTACCTTATGGACATTAGCAGCAATCTGCATTTCCATGATCTCCTGTTTCAGGAGATACGGATCAGCAGCAGTTTCTTCGTCAAAGGTAATTACCTGCAACGGGATTTCAGTAAGACCACATTCCTTTGCAGCCTCAAAGCGATGACCTCCGTCAATAATGACATAGGTATCTCTGACTTTTCGAGCAATAGGAGTATTAAGGATACCTCGTTTCTTGATATCCTCCACAAAGTATTGCCAGCGTTCATCCGCCTTATCAGGGTTGCGAAGATACACTGTATCAATGGTAACATTGTCAATAGGGACTAAGATGTTCTCTCGTTTGATGATTGGCATGTTTGACTCCTTGTTCTAAGTAGATGAGACCAGTTCCGATGGAAATCTTTTAGTGCATCAATATCCTCCTTTTCTATTAAATCTGTTACAACTTGTATATTCTTTTTACCCTGTTCAGTGTTGGGATCAAAGACAACAGGGTAAAAGTTTTCAAGCGTTTGAAGGCACCTCATGATATCTACCAGATGTCGATACTTCTGGAAAGATATCTTGAAGTGCCTTTGGGCATTAAGAAACTCTGGAGTTACAGTCCAGAGTGTATTCTCGATGAGATGTCTTTGTTCTTCTCGTAACTGATTATAATCTATAAGCTCAGTCATACTTTAATCTCGGTACTTACACCGCGTGTTCATTATATTATATGCGACTACATTGTTGAAGTCAACAACTATGTTGTAACTATGTTGATATTGTTGACTGTGTTTGAATTATCATAACAGTGTAACAGTGTAATAGAAGAATATAGCAGAAGTAGCAGAAGGTAGAAATGGGGTAGCGTCGGGTAGCCGAAATGTATATACGAACTTAGAACCGCGTAGTCGCATATAGAAATGCCCATCGAATCTTAGGTGAAAAATTTTTTGAGAATGTAGCAGAAGATAGAATTTTCTATCTTCTGCTTAAGCGGCGTTTTACTTCTTCTTTTTGATCCTGTTCTCCTTCTAGAGCACAATTAGCAGTGCTGGGATCATATTGACTGATAAACTGGCTTCTTGGCTGAGGTTAGGGCTGTGCCAGTTTTGTTTATCATATGACCCCTTAAGCAGAAGAAGGGAATCCTTAAGCAGAATTTCAGGCGTCCTGAAGTGTACTTAAGCAGAAGATCAGTTTCATCGAGCGGCCCCGAAGAAGAAGAGGAATTCTTTACAAGCTGGATTAAGCATAATAGAAAACGCCTATCCGCGAAAAGAAGAAGGTAGAAGAAGATAGATCGAACTTAGACGCCGATCTGAAATTGTGTATATATGAAATTGTATATTCGTCGGGGATATACAATTTCACCACGCCGCCCTTGCCCGTTTCTATCTTCTTCTATCTTCTGCTGTTCTGCTGTTCTGCTGTTATCCTTTTATTCGTTTATACATGTAGGTGGCAATGGACTTGGGGGACAATTCGTCTATATCCTCTTCGTATTTCTTTAACAATTGCAGGACTTTCTGTAGATAATCATCGACGCTGTCGAATTCATCATCCCAGAAACCTGGAGTTCTTTCAAATTCCATAATAAACTGAAAAGATTCAAGATGAACTTGAAACATTGTAAGATTTGCTGATGGTAAGGGTGTTTCCTCCCAGTTTTGAACCATCCTGGGAATGTCAAGTCGTTGATCTTTCAACCAAGACAATAATGCTAATACCTCAATACAGCATATCTGATCATCAGATGGATGATAGTCAGGATCGTCTATAAGCTCAAGAAGTGTTCTGAAAGTATTGTAATAGAAGTCTTCAAACTCTTTGAAGACTTTGACTCTGATATGTGATAAGGTACATGCAAGATCTTCCTCATTTATCTTGGGGTGTGACTGTTTGACTTTCTGGTAAGACACTGTAAATAAAATTACCCCGGGTACGTTAGGCATGATGATAGTCCTTTGAAGAGAAAAACAGGGGGTCAGGACCGAAGACCTGATCCCCCTGTGAGAAAGGAAACTAGTCGAGATGATCTTTCCCGTTTGGGATCAAAGTACGTGTGAGCAACAGGGTGTTCTCGATGGTTTCAGGGTACACTTCTACTGACATGCTCTCATGAGTATCGGTGTATTCTGATGGGATGCTGTGGTCGATTCTCATGGTTCTAATGGTATTTCTTTCCCATTCAGTGTAGATCAATTGCTGTTTCTCATTGAACGCTAACGTGATTCTAGTCATTCTTCACTTCACTTCCATTGTATCCGACCACAATAGCATTAAGCAGGTGAATGATCTCCTGGTGAGCTCACCGAAGTAGTCGGCTATGACATCTTTTGGCCACTTTTGAGGACGTTCATAGATGAGCTCTCCTCGATCATGATCGAAGGCTGTCAGTGAGATGATTCTGTTGTCCTTGATGGAGATGCTGATGAATGCTTTCATGTTATTTTTCTTCTGTGGTCAGGAAAGGTGTTGCTTCAGGAGTTCCACGATCTCTTCGAGAGCGTACAGGTAATCAGTTTCGACAGTGATGTTGATCTCGGGTTGATCATGCAGATTCGGATTGTATTCATATTCCGGGTGACCCCAGATGTGCAGAGGATTGTCTGATTCATCAAATACGGAGATGAATTGCAGCTTTCCTTTTTGATCCTTTACCAGTTTGACATAGGCCTTCATGATACTTTCCTTTCGCGAGACGTGAGGGTGACTACATGATCTTACGTAATCATGCATAAAAGAATGGAAGTGGCTTTCGCCACTTCCATTTCATTACTTGAGACTGTCCCACATATAGCCCATCTTGATAACATTCATGAGCTGGAGAAAGTCATCTTTACGCTCGTAGTCGATGTGGAGTTTGATTGACTGATCAGGTTCAGCGTCTTTCTTTGCATTCCACTTGAAGAGAATTTCGTTGTTCGTGGGATGCAGAGCGATAATATGAATAAGACGCCCTTTGTGAGTATGAATGTATACCTTGGCTTCCATGATTGCTTTCCACTCCTGTTTCATGACTTGAGAAGGATATCCCCAAGGTATCCGTTCTTGAGAGCGTTCACGAGCTCGTCGAGCTGGTGTCGGTAGCATTGACCATAATGGATCATGAAAATATGAGTCCGCTTAAGATCAGTTTCCATGTACCAAGCATTGATAATATCACCCTTTTTGTTCTCGGCAATGATGGAGATCAATGTCTCCTTATGGAAATGAAGAGTAATGACGCCTTGCATGGTGCTTTCCTTTCTCATGGTGACTGTATACAATTTACCGGCGATATCCAATTCGACCCCCGATATGCTGTTTATGCTTTACGCATCCTGCTCCTGATATTCGTCTTTCGCGATCTGGGACCAGTCAATCGGTTTAAGGATGGGCCGATGAGTGTTGGGATCGAATTCCGGTCCGGGAAAGTAGCGTTTGATGAAGATACTGGATCCCAAGCGATTCCAGGCATTCAGGCACAGTTTCCGGATCATCTTTTCGTTCTCGGGGACGTTGTCGGGATGAGTCAATTTCGAGATATCCCCATCCGGATCCAGGCGACGGGGATCGTCTTTACGCCAGACGGCCGACGTAACGGGTTCCTCGTAGGGAGATTCGTTGAGGCGCCCCTCGTTGACCGTCTCGAAGTACGTCTCAAGAGCAACGGTGGCAGCCTGTTCCCAGACGTTCCACGTTGACGGATTCCGCCAATTGGCAGTAAATTCGCCAAAATGGCGACGGCAGCAGGGGTTGCCGGTAAGGCGGCGGTAGAAGAATTCCGCAACCACGAGATGCTCCTTGTTCCGCATGGTATCTTCATCCCCGCGAAGGGAACCGTAAGCACATGCGGCGATGGTGGCAATCTTCCAATTTCGATCGCCTCTCGAGGTTGCTGTAACCTGCCGAGCGGTCGCAGCATTGATATTGATATCGAAATTCGGGGTTTCCATGATGATATCCCTTTCTCTGTAGTGTACGAAGGTGTACGGGTGAGAAAGCAATATCGGGGGCCGAATAGGATATCGCCTATTAGATATTCAATTATCAAAGAGCGTTCGGCATGGAAGCCGTGTTGGGCGTTATGGATGAGCTCGGTCAAGTCAGCCAATCCGAATTGATCCGATCGCCTTACACGTTGCAATCTTCGTGCCAACCGATGGAAATTCCGGGAAATTGTTGATACCGGGCCGGAATCGCCGCTTTTGTGATAATGTACGATCGTTTATCATATTGATATCATGCCATTTTGGCATATTTTGACAATATGGCAGTGTCATAATGACATGCGAATATTCACCGAACAGATTGAAAAAGTAACTGATTAGTTACTATCAGTATATAGATATAATGAATTGTCTTGTCCAAGACCATGACAAGGCGTTTCCGGGCTTAAGGTACGTCAATATCATGAAGGTGCTTAATGATATCGAGAGGTCATAATGTCTTATCAATTCAACAGTGATTATATTATATCATAATCTATTATCATGAAGGTGCTTAATGATATCGAGCGATCATAATATATTATCAAGTCATGAGTCAATGATAACGAGCAATCATAATATATTATCATGAAGCGAGATGATAAGTGATAATTGGGGGTCAGGGGGGTATTGGAGTCCCGGACAGCGATGGATCCTATAAATGGGTGGTATGGCAGTCAGGAACCGATTTTTAGTTTTTGGGAGATCTATCATGAAACGAGTCACGCCCTTAATGCTGTTCCTTATCCTATTGGCTTTCATGAATGTTTCCTGTGAGAAGCAAATTGCTGAGTTAAAGTTACGAAGTCAGCAAATAAAATTGGAAACTGATCAGGTAATTAAAGATATCAAGGAACAGGGATTCTTAACCCCTGAACAGGTTTTGAAACTGGATGAACTAAATGTAAAATATAATAGGATAAATGATAAGATAAATAACATCGAGACTCTCTGGGACATCGGCGATATGATTGTTGCCACCGTGGCCACTGGAACTCCTGTATCACTTGTATGGGCCATTTTCTCAACCATTGGGAAACGTAAAAAGGAACAACAACGTCTCACTGAGGAAGAGGACTTCAAAAAGCTTGTTAATAACATTGAACAGGTTAAGGGCGACGGTATCAGTACCACCCTCGACTGGGGTAAGTTGAAGGAACTTAATAAGGATATAAACCTTAAGATCCATAAGGCACGGGAGTAAATATGTCATATACTCAGGGACTCGAAACATCAAGTGACTTCGCATTAGTACGCGAGGCTATATCCAAGCGGTGGAATATTCCTGAAGCCACCCGCCAGCGTTGTATTGCACTACTGCAGCAGGTCGTACAATCCCCATATAATCCTGATAGCCCCAAGGAAGTTAAAAATCAAATTGAGGCTGTGAGAACTATTGTATCAATGGATAGGTTGAATCTATCTGAAGAACAGATGCTGATGCCTATCATGCATATTCACGATCATGCTCACACCGTTCGCCTGGAAAATCTTGCTGATGATGAATTGGAAAATGAAATCCAACGACTACGTGAGGCGAACCTTTTAAGTGACCTGATGCAATCTGAAAGTCATGATGTGTTGTTTATAGACTCACATTATGATTTATATGCCATATGACCACACGACGCGAACAACTTCTCAAAGAGGCTAAACTTCTCTACGAACGGCAACGTAGGGACAGTGATCCTCTGTATGCTTATAAGCCTTGTTCACACCCCGAGCGTAACCAGTTAGCCTTCCATCAAAGTCGTGCTCGTATTCGTTTGGTTACTGGAGGTAACCAATCTGGAAAATCCATCTCTGGGGCAGCGGAGGTAGCCTATACCCTCCTAGGCGTTCACCCCTATCAGCCGACGTCTCCCTGCCCCAGAATTTTTTGCTTATCTGCTAGTTATCGTACCATTCAGGAAGGCATATGGAGACATCTTGATCCACATTCTCGTATAAACGGCCAAGGTGCAGGATTCTTATCTGAATCCCAGATTGTAAAACGCGGACCTAATATCCCTGGTTGGCAGATACCTAGTTATATTCAGGTGTATAATAATATTAATACCGGCGGCAATGCCGCCGGCATAGCACAGTTAGATTTCCTCTCAGCGGAGGGTGGTAAATCTGCCCGGCGTAGACTTCAATCTGCGGCTGTAGATGATTTCTTCATTGATGAAGAGGTTGAGGAAATCCTTTGGAATGAGATCAACATGCGACTGCTTGTTAAGTCAGGTAGAATCGTAATTACATGTACCCTTGTTGAGAGTGAACAATATCTTCTAGATATTGAGGAACGCGGTGCCCTTGGGGGCACCGATGCCTCGGTACATCTAACACGGCTTAATACAGACTATAATGAGCATATTGATGAGGGTGTTCGGGATCAGATATTTTTAGGAATGTCCGATGAGGAACAACAGGTTCGTAGGTATGGATATTCCCGTAGTAGCGAGGGTAGAGTATATAAGGACTTTGGCAAACAGCATATCTGTGAGCCATTCCCAATTCCTCAGGAGTGGCCCAGGTTCATGGCAATGGATCCAGGCTTTAGAACCTTTGCGGGTCTGTGGATTGCCATAAATCCTGATACCCTTCGTGCATTTATCTATCGGGAAATGTATCTACACGAAACCGACCTTGAACATGTTGCAAAATTTATTTATAGTGAAGAGCAAGCACTGTGGGACCCAGTGGAAAGACGAAGAACTATTGGTCCAGATACAGAAATAATTTCCACCAGATGGATTGATAAGTCAGCGTTTTCCCATTATACTAGCGGTGAGGTGGGTCCAGGAATTCAGTTAGCATCTAAGTATGATATAATCAGTGTGCCTTCAGATTCCCAGTTACATGGTGGTATTGAAGCCGTCAAAGGGTGGATGAAACCTGGTTTAGATTCAGAGCCTATGTTAAAGATCTGGAATACACTAAGGAATTTTAAGAATGAAATACGAAAGTATAAATACAAAAGGGAGGACTCAACTACTGGACATGATGCAAAGCCGGATCGCCCTATTAAGAAACATGACCACCTTATGGACTGTCTACGATATTTAGCAATGGGCATCGTTGGAGTAAACCCAGATATACGAGATATTGTAGAACAAAGTAGAGATAATAACATTAGTGGTATTACTAAATCTTCCCAGTGGGCACAGTCACTTAATAAGAGAGCTCAACCCAGTGAGATACAGAAACATGTGGACAAACTTCTAAAAGAGAGGAACCTTACTAATGATCGTTGGACCAGACAATAAGCCTATCAAAGGGACTCAGGATGGTACTAGTAAGCCCCCAATAGTTATAGGAGCATTCCTTGTATATAATTCTATCCAGGCACCAACTTTTGAATGTGCTATGAACATTGCTGGATCTGGCTGTCTAGCTGGTTGGATTGTAGTTCAGAGTGTAATCTTACCTACTGCTCGTAACTTAGCTTTCCAACAGATTTCTGAACACTTTCCCGACTATGAATACATTTTATTTATGGATCATGACATGGCGGGAATATCAGAAGTCCATATTGCTAAACTAGTAAAGACAATGAGAGATAATCCCGACATTGGAGTAATTGCTCCTTTGATGGTTAGGCGTAATCCTCCATTTTCTCCTGTATGTAATCCCATTGATAGCAATGGTAATGGTGTTGCTCAACTATTGTTTGATGAACTCAATAAGAGTGATCCAGGATTCATTGAGTGTGAGCACGTTGGTACTGGGGTCATGCTTGTTCGTCGAGAAGTAATCGAGAACACAGCAATTGAAGTAAATAACTGCGAAGACCCTCATAAAGAGTGGTTTACAATGGATAGGTATCCATACACCTGGCATCCTGATGAAGATATCAAACGACTTCAAGAACTTTATCTTAAGGAATTATACAATAATGATAATAATGATAATGGTGATAGGTTGTTTAACAACAAAGACTTCGTAAAACGACTTTATGAAGCATCCCTAGAGGAATTTTATTCCCATGATATGCGTGGAGAAGATGTATTCTTCTGTAATCGTGTAAGGGATAAAGGTTATAAGGTGTATGTCCACTGTGGAGTACAGATTGCACACTTAGGACATTTTCCCTTCCACATTGGACATCATATTCAGGAAATGCAGAACGAAGGCAAAATTAAAGTAACACCTAAGGAGATGTCATGATTATTGCTGATATTGGCTGTGGTGCTGGACATTCTACTAATAAAATTTGCAGGATTCTTAATGATAATGATTGTAATATCATCTTAGCCATCGACCTCTTTGAGGGTAAGGTTGATGGTAGTGATATTGATGTTCTTGAGTATTTTTATAAAAATACGGTGCCTACATGTATGAACATAATCCCCATTAAGGGATCAGCCATAAGAATCCTTGAGGGATTCCCGGATAAGTTCCTTGACTTTGCTCATTATGATATTGGAAATGAACTGACGGAGGCAGGGATTTATAATGTTCTAAAATATAAAGTAAAAACACCTGTTAGGGGGCCAAGATGCCTGGAGACATTAGTGGAAATGGTTGGAAGTTATTCTTCATCCTCCTTGGATTAGTAATCACTGGTGGTCAGGCTATGTGCGGGTGGCTCATCCTGGATCATTTAGCAACTAGAGATAGAGTACTAAGCATTGAACAAAATATGATTACACGACAGGAAATAGAATCCTTTATAACAAATCAGGCTGTTGCGGATAATACCTTAATCCGTATTCAGGAAGACGTTCAGGAACTCAAGACTATGATGAAAGAGAGATAATACTATTATGACTATTACCGGCAATGGCATTATGGTTATTGGTGCATTTTGCGTAGGATTAACAGTAGGACTTATTACCATGAGTTTCGTTACAATGAAGTATGCTCGATTACTTGAGAATACTAACATTGTTATTCACTATATCCTACAGGCTATTCATACGCATAATAACATTGAAACGGCTGCTAATAGTAGTAAATACTACAATAAAGAATATGGTAATAATAGGTATAATAATAGGTATGGCAGTGCCGATTATTATCCCCAGGATAGAAGTGATGAGTCTGAAGCCATCATTGAGGAATTAAGAACTAATGGCTAAAGCACAATCGCAATTGAAGCAATTTGCTAATCAAAATCTCTCTCTTGATATGGATGATGACAAGGCTGTCAATGAGTTCATCAAGAAGGAGTTTGAGAAACGTAAGACTCGTATGTACGAGTTTATGCGTCAGTGGTATATTCAAATTGCTTTTTTCGCAGGTCATCAGAATCTACGATGGAACAATATCACTAATACTCTTGAGGAACCACTTACGCCTACCTGGAGGCAAAGACTTGTAATAAATCTTTTGCAGCCCACTGCTAGAACTACAGTATCAAAATTGATTAAGCAGCGCCCGTATATTGAGGTGGTTCCTGCAACGGGTGATACAGAAGATATTGTGATTGCCAGTAAAAATAGTAAGATAATGTCCTTTTATTGGGATTATCTTAATATCGGTTCTAAACTCATTGATGCGTTGTTCTGGATGGTAACTACAGGTAATGGGTTTCTTAAGCCTAGTTGGGATTCAAGTGCAGGTGAATATCTGGAGATCAGCCCATCGGATCTTCTGACAGCTGAGGATCTGAGTAAAGAATCTCGAGCCCGAGCCTTAAAGCTCTTTAAGAGATATTTTAATATAGAGGATTCCCAAAAAATTGATATGAAGAAGATTTATAAGCTACCAATTGGGGAGCCTAGATTAGATGTAGTATCACCGTTTGAGATTACACCACCATCTCGCTGTACTAAGCTGGAAGATGCTCGCTGGCTAATACAATCTAGAGTCTATCACATTGATGAACTCAAAGAAATGTTCGGCCATAATGCTGATGATCTAACTGAAGGAACCTTTACTGACTCCGATCTGCAATTAATTTTTGAGGAACGATTGTTGGATCTTACGCCGAGACATGGAGGTTTCCTTGGAGGTACTAATCCTCAACGTAAGGATTATGTACTTGTTCATGAGTTCTGGCATAAACCTACTCGATATTATCCCGATGGAATTCATTATGTATTTTCCCAGGACAAAGTCCTCAATACTAATAATAGAAATCCCTATAACCATAAACTAATTCCTTACGTACATCTTAAGGAAATCCCTGTTCCAGGGAGATTCTGGGGTACGTGTGTTGTTGAACAGTCTATGGATATCCAACGGGATTACAATAAGACTAAATCCCAGATATCTGAGAATCGGAATACAATGGTTGGTGGTAAATGGATTGTGCCTAACACATCAGGTATATCGGATGCTCAGATCACCAGTGATCCCTTTGAGATTATTAAATATAATTTTCCTTTCAAGCCCGAATTAGCTAATATGCCTACATTGCCCACATATGTAGAGCGTACATTGGATTTCAATCGTCGAGATTTGGAGGATATTTCAGGACAACATGAAGTTACCAAAGCCCAAGTTCCTGGACAGGTTAGATCAGGTGCTGCTATTGCCCAGTTACAGGAAGCAGATGATACACGTCTGGGAACTGTTTCACAGGAAATTGATTTTCAGAGCTCACGAGCGAGCAGAATGCTGCTGAATAATATTTCGCAGTTTGTTAAAGAAGAGCGTATTATCCGTATTGTGGGAACAGAAGCTTCATACTCATCCATGAAATTTACGGGTGAAGATCTAACAGGTCAGAATAATAAGCCCAATGTTTCATACTTTGATGTTAAAGTTAAGATGTTTAGTAGACTTAGTATGTCTCGTTCTTCCCAGTTGAATCTTATAAATACATTCCTGGAAAGGGGGTTACTCAATCCAGAAACTGATCGTGAACTAGTATTCCACTTAACTGAGTTAGGGGATATTAGTGAAACTGTATCAGGAACCAGAAAGGCTAAAGCTAAACAACTGAATGAAATTGAGCGTATTGTTCAGGGTGAGACTATTAGTGCAGCATTTTGGGAGTTACATGAAACTCATATACGTACATTACGAGATTTCATGAACTCTGCTGAGTTTGATAATATGGAGGAAATAACCAAAAATCAAATCATTGAACATTATAAGCAGCATCTTGAGTTACAGGCTCAGGAACAAATTTTGCCTGAAATCCTTATGGCTAAGGAAAGTATGGAAGCTAAAGCTCAAATTGAACAGGAATTACAACAGAAAGGTATAAATCCCAATGTCCCAGATCAGCAAGGAGCAATCGGAGTACTTGACCAGGGCTTCGCAGGGGGACCAGCCCCCGCAGGGGGACCAGCCCCAGGGCCAACAGGTCCCCCCGCAGGGGGACCAGGCTCAGAAGAGACGTATTCGGTACGGAACGCAGGAGTATGACTTCGATCAAGAAGAAATTGATGCTCTTGCACAATTTGGACTCGCTAAATACTTGGAGGAAAACAATGCTGGGCAAACGAAAGAGTCATCCACCGAAGTCGGACGGAGCGGACAAAGCCGCGAGCAAAGCACAAAAAGGTACGAAGAGCACGCCGGGCAAGGGGAAGACGAAGATGACCCCAAGCCGGCGGATGGTGAATTACAGCAAAGGCTACAAAAAATAGAACAAAACCTGGATACTGTTGTTCAGACCTTTCAGAATCAACAGATTCAACAACAAAATCAGCAGGTTGTTAATGATCTCCGCGACGAGATTGAAAGTAACGAGTTTCTAAATAGGTATCCGGGTCTAAGACCCCACGTAATTAAACTCGCTTCTTTCAACCACGCCAATGCCCCACGACTGGGCATTCGGCGTCATGTTCAACAAGTTATTGGAAACCTTCAAACTGCTGTTACCCAAGAAGGTAGTGCTGGTAAGAAGGCAGCCCAGAAACTTGAAGATAATGTAGAAACCATGACCGGAGCAGGTGGTGGTTCACCTGGAATGGAGTCATCCTCTAATAAAGAGAAGTTTAGTCCTTCTGATCTTTTCAAGGGTAAAATTAGGCGTAGTGTTAGTGAACGTGCTAAAATGAAGACGTAACGGAGAAAACAAATGGGTCTCGATATTTCTGCTTTTGATGACATTCTCAAGATTGATTATCTTCCTCCAATTCGGGATGCAATCAATCAAGATACTGCCTTATATGATTATCTTGAAGATGGGAATGAATTTATTTCTGGTAAGCATGCTTACATCCCTCGACACACAGGAAGGAATGAAGGCATTGGTGCTCGTGCAGAATCTGGTACGCTGCCTACTGCTGGAAATCAAGTTTACGGCAGTGCAACGTATGGTATGAGATACATGTACGCACGTATTCAAGTGACTGGTCCTTCTATGTATTCCTCACGAGACGATGAGGGTGCCTTTGGACAAGCACTTGACCTTGAGATTCAGGGCATTACTAAGGATATGCGTAACGAGCATAACCGTATGTACTGGGGCTGGGGTGATGGTGTTCTGGCTGTTCCTGCTGGTAATTATTCTAATGTTAAGACTGTTACAGTCAGTACCGGGGCACCCGGATATAATCGTAAGTTCCTTCGTGCTAATATGACTTGCGATCTCCTTAATTATGTTGATGGTGCTGGTTCTGGTAATCAAGTTGATAATAAAATTGTTAGTGGTGCTGATGCTGATGGTGTCATTGTATTCACCAATGCTGTTACGGTTTCAACGACGACTGGGATCTATCGTGCTGATTCTCGCAACATCGAGCCTTATGGCTTAGGTGCACTCATTGATAATACTGATCCTGATGAGCGATTCAGTGCAAGCACAAAGACTGGTGTTACCGATGTTGGTGGATTGGATCGTGCAAGCAATGAGGATTGGCAGGCTCAGGTTCTTAGTAATGGTGGTACTAATCGTGAATTGACTGTTGCTCTTCTTCAGGAAGGCTTGGATGAAGTTGAGATCAACTCAAACGGTTATGTAATCTGCATGTTCACCAGTTACGCTATCCGACGTAAGTATGCTAATATTCTTATTGTGGATCGTCGATTCCCTGAGGCATCTGGTAATCCTCGTGACTTTGATGGTGCTTATAACGCTAAGTCACTGGAATTTAATAATATTCCGATTAAGGTGGATAAGTTTGCTCATCCCAATCGAATCTATGGAATTAGTGGTGGCAATATTCATCAATTCCTTTGGAGTGACTTTGATTGGATGGATGATGATGGGGCTATCTTGAATCGTGTATCCAATAAGGATGCTTATGAAGCAACCCTGTTCAAATATGTGGAACTCGGTACTAGTAACGGTAACGAGAATATTGTTTGGAAGGATATTTCCTCATGATAAACGCTAAAAAGCTGACTCGGGATGCACGAATTCAGGCAATTCCTTTCAATACAGGAGAGGTGCAAGCAGACAAAACTTTGCAACTTTTGTATGATCCACACAGAGAGTGGTGGGTTGTAGGAATTAGTGTACTATTTACTGCAGGCACTACGGATAGTATTTCAATTAATGTAGGAAGACAGGATAATTCTACATTTTTTCTTGGTTTGGAAGTTGGTGCTAAATCTGCTGATGATACCCTTAATTATGCTGAAACCAGGGGTGATGGACAGGTATTTGATAAGTCAACATTGCACCAACAGAAAATTCTTGAAGTGCAGTTTGAACGGACTAGTGCTACAGAAACCATTAACATGTCTGGTTGTGTTTTTGTAGCACCAAAGGATAAGGATTATAACTCACCAATTACGGAAGAAAAAACCTAGTTATGGATACTGATGTTAAGCGTATACAACGCCGTAAACTGATCAAGGAAACCCGGAGGTATAATCGACCTCTTAGTAGGTGTAAGCGTATTGAATTACCCATAGCCATTCCTTGGATACGAGATGGCACTCCGATTGATAGTCGTCTTAAAAAGATGATTACTGATGGGTATCCAGAGGTCGAATTATTTTGGCATCCGCTCCGACATACCTGGGAGTTGTATAGAGTAACGCATAAGGCTGCTGCACCCGCTTGGGATACAATGACACATGAATTTACTCTTAAAGCGCCCCCGGGTATTTGGCTATATTATCATCTTAAAAAGCATGATGTATTTACTAAGGTTAATAACACTAGTGTTGCCAATCACGTTATGAAGAACATCACAGAGCAAGAAGAACGTCGTGATGAGGAATTCAATAATAAGATTAGGGATCTTAGTGGATATATTGCACGAGAATCTAGAATGATTCTTCGTGGCAGAGAGAGTATCATTGTTCCAGGAGAAATCTAATGATTAGATCAATGGGTCAAGGCCCACATCCACTGAATTATACTAATACTTTTATTGCAAGTAATACTACATCTGCTACATTTACGATGTTCACCAAGGAACAGCATTATAAGTTTGTTATTGATTACATTCTAATTAGTGCTGAACCTGATTCTGCTAATTCTATGGATATGGTTAATCTGGATGTTGCGGATGAAGTTGAAACTTTATTCCCCTTTAGATTAGGATCAAGTGGAACGGGGAATAAAGATAATCAACTTACCAAGGAATATCATCCTCACTTGGAATCAGCAGAAAATAATGATGTCACACTTTCACATAAGTCCGGTACGGGAACTTTGAATATTAGATTAGGTTATTATAAGCATCGTGTTTCAACTTAAGGAATATAGGATATGTCCCTTACCAAACAGGACTTGCGGTCTGCTTTTTTACTAAAGGTCCATGATAAGAATCAGGATGAATGGTCAGATACTGATGTTGATCTATTGTTGTGGGAAGCAACAGTAGAGATAATCAATGAAATTGAGGAATCGGAACCCTCATATTTCCTATATACCACTACATTCACACATACAGCTAATACTACTACAATGCCCTTAAGTAACATTGAAACTGATACTAGCCTGATTAGAAAGATTGTTGGTCTTCAGAAATTGAATAATGATGGTAGTGTATATCCCATTACTATCAATCGAATTCAGGATGATGAAAGGTGGAATAGACCCTTTCCTATCATTCGTAGTGAATATGTTCATGGTAATCCTTCAGTATACTTTGTTAGAGATTCCTTGTTATTCTGGGATCCTCCTGAAGAGGACTGGGGAATTCAAGTAGAGTATACTAAGGAATTTAGTTATGAGTCTTTTCAGTCATTAGCAACATCAAGTACCTTTACATATCTTCCTGCTCAAGTTCATCCTCTGATATATCTTTCGGCTGCAGTATCAGCCCTAACTGCTGAGAATGCGGAGCGTTCTAGGGTTGATCCTCTTGAGAGAGAATTGGGACGTAAGAAGCAACTAACTTTGCACACCATTACGGATAGACAATTACAAACGGCTAGATATGGTCGATATATAGGAGATTAATTTATGGCTGATAGGGCCTTTGATAACTTCCAGGGTATAAGTCAACGAGCAGATCCTCGTAAGTTACCTTCTGCTTTTGCAGATATAGCAGATAATGTATATGTACGGGATTCTAATTATCTTGTAAGACCCACAATGGAGAGATATAATCTGGAATTTATGTCTCCTCTTGGTTCTATAATTGAATTGTATGATTTTCAGGGAATCAATAAACAAACATTGATTATTGCAACAGGGTGGAAGATATATACCTTACTTGCTGCTCATTTAGAATCCACCCCCAATGTAGCATTTAGTAGTACGGATACTTTTTCAATCTTTGAGTTTGGATATAATTGTTTACCCTATACTAAGGATAATCAATATATTGTTATTGCTGGTGGTCAAAATGGTTTAGGCGTTCGTCTAATTACTACTGATATTCAGGGACAAACTTTAAGTCAAGAAACCCTAGGTAGTAAGTCTGTTACGGAACCTTTAGCGATAATGAGTGCTTGGTTTACTAAGACTCAGAAATATCTTATAGTATACCGCGTTTCAGGTGGTGTTAAGGCTATTGTAGTAAAAGTTAATGATAATCTTTCTCTTACCTGGGGAACTGAAGTTGATGTGCAGACATCTCAGGAGGAAATTCTTCGTGGTTTAGCTGGTATATCCTTCTTTAATGTTGCTCTAATTACATTTGATGCAATGAATAGTCGTACTCGAATGTATCCCATAAAGTTGGATGAACCAGTAGACTTAACCATATATAATCCTACAGATATAACTGTAGATAACTATGACATAGATGCTGATAGAGGGGATAATGAACAGAAGAATTCTGATTATAAGTTAGTTGCGAATAATCAGATTGCATATACGGTTTTTGATGGAACCCAAACTAAAGTTTTAATGACTCGACTATTCAATAATGGAACAGTTGCTGGAGTTCTAACAGGAACAAACTTTGATTTATCTGGGAATATGGCATCAGCCCACAACCCAGTTATAGCGAATGTAGGTAATGATAAATTTATTATTTTTGGCGTAAAGAATGGAATACCTAATAGTATTTATGCTACTCCTATAGAAACTATCAATGGTTTCATGGTTGAGAAATCCGCATCTCTAATTAGTACACATACTGATACTATTACTGTACGATTTGCATCTGTACTTAATGATAGGATCATTACTCTTGGTGTTCAACGGGATGACGGAATTTCAAACAATATTATGGATATTATTAATGTAGGATATGATAACTTTAATCTAACTAAAGTGGGGGAAACACTTGAGATTCAAAATACCACTAATAAATGGTGGAAGGGTGGTAATCCTAAAATTAATGATTATTTTTCCTTATATGTAACAGGAACTGAAACGGATAATATACAGAGAAATTACCTGTTTCAGTTTACAATGTCAGTTAAGTCTCTGTTTAATTTTCAATCAAAGTATACTTCAGTAGATATGGCAGCATATAATGATCTATTATATCTCTCAAATGATATGAAGAAAACGGATCTAACTAATAATTGGGATATTGGAATAGATTCCCCATCAACCAAAGCAGATATTAGTACCGCTACTGTAGAAACTAATCTTACAGGAACATATGATTATGTATATACATATTATAATCCCACTTTTGATATTGAATCTGGTCCATCCCCACTAACTGATAGAATTGAAGTAGAAAGTGGAACTATTGTTCTAACAAGTCTTCAGTATACTACAGATACCCAAGTAACTAAAACTCGTATATATAGACGTAAGATTAGTTCAGGGGAAACCCTGCACTATCTTGTTGATAATTTGACTTTAACAACTACAATGACTTTTACTGACTCGGTTGCTGACAATAAAGTTTCACAAATCATTGTAGCCCCTATTGTGGATGGAACACCAGGTACATGTCGGATCATTGAATTTTATAAAGATAGAATGTGGTATGGTAATTTTTATACTGATGACTTTGAATCACCACATCTTATTAAGTATAGTGATGTTGGTCGTCCGGATATTGTGGATCCTGAGAGTTTTATCCGGATTGGTGGCAATG